AGAATATTAAGTGACGGTCTGGTGTAGATACTAAACTAAATGCAGAAGCTGTTGGTGCTCCTGTTATAATAGTTGCTCTAGTATTGTTTGCTCCTGTAGGATTAGAATCCCATTCAAAACTTTCACCGCCATTTATTGTTGCAATAAGTTTATTACCTAAATTATCTAATGACCATAAACCTGGTGCAGTTACAATATCTCCTGATGCTGCAGCGTTCCATGCAAAAAAGTTTGATGCATCTGTTACAGTTGCACCTGATGAATGTGTTGCCGCTGTTGTACCTGAAGCACCTCTAGTTAAACCAGATAAAGTTCCACTGTTATCATTTCCTGTATAAGTAATTAATTCTGTTCCAATTAACACTGTACCTGATGATGGAAATGAAGAAGAGCTGGCCATTGTTAAACTTGTTACACTTGCATTTATTGATGATGATAATGTGGATGTAAATTGTCCTGCTTGTTGTCCGCCCCATGATCCAAGAGACCAACCTGTAGATGCAACTTCAACTGCCGGTCCAACAGGATAGTAATGTTGAACTCTAATCCCACCTGATGTTGTTGCACCTGATCCAGATTCGTTAGACTCCATTTCTATCGTAAGAGTAGTGCTAGTTGGTATAGATGTTACCATAAATTTTTTATCGGTAAAATCACCAGATACAAAACCAGAGTTGGTTATAGATGTAAAAGTATCTAATAATATTATATCAAATTTATTTATATTGTGATCTGATGAAAACGTAAGTGTTACAGTTTTTGATCCATTAGTTGTACTAAAAGCGTTTGATAGAGATGTCGTTGCTTTAATAGGATGTATGTCATAAAAGATACCACCAGAGTATGCATATAAAATTCTGTTTGTCCCTAAGATAGCATACTTAATACCTGATGTATTTACAAAGTGATGAATAGCTGTTGTTCTGCCTGTTATTTGAACAGAGCCTAATTGTGACCAACCACCAATTTTTTCAGGTGTACCATATCTAAAACGAACATTATCACCATCAACCCATTGGCTTTCACCACCTGTTGATGTAACTTGTTTGTTAAATCCTGGTGCAAATTTTACTTTTTGTAACATAATTTTATCCTATCTAGCATTATTTGGAACGTTTTTGCTATTAACAAATGGCGCCTCCGCAAAAGCCATGAAAAGTAGGGTTTGTCCACTTCCATTTAATTGTGCTGCACTTGATCTAATTTTAAATCCAGTAGAAAGAAAATCTATTTCTTCACTAGCATTGTTAACTGTTGATTCTGTTCCAGATTCATTTGCATACATCACATGATACATGTGATTATATGGATCTCTTTTATTATCATAAATTCTCCAATGTTCACTAGCAGCAGTGTTTTTTATTATGACCCAAGATGGGCGAAAACCGCAAAAAACCCAAGGCCCGTCGGTATCTGCGTTGCCAACAAAACTAGAAATACGTGAATGACCTTTGACATCAGCAAAACAATAAGCAATATAGGTATCACTTGACCCATTTACTGTTGCACTATCTCCTAAAGTAAAAACAGTAGATGTTGGTGTAGTATCATTCCAAAAAGCAGTACTATCTACTTTTGCTGAATTAGTATCTAAATATAAACCATGAGTATTACCTGTTGCTTGATGATAAACTCCCCAATTATTTCCAGAATTTCTTCTTTTAGCCATAATCATTGATGGAACAACACCTAATCCATGACCAATCGTTGCACCAGATGTTTCATTACCTGTATAAGACACAATACTAAATCCAGCAGTAGTGTTAGCAGATACAGAACTTGTTATATTACCATTAGAATTTGATGATGCAGATCCACCAGCTTTCCAATTCCATGCAACATAAGTTGTTGAACTAGCATTAGCTGCATTATTTGACCCCACAGTAAAACCATCACTATCAAAAGATGTTAATCTATTAGTATCTGTTGATTCGGCATCATTACTATCACTAAATAAATATTTACCTTCGCCTCTAACAGAATCAAATAAATTATGTGATTGTGCACCCTGCGTACCTGCTCTAGCTTTAATCCAAATCCAATCAGGTTGCATATCTTCATCACCATCTAAAGTTATTGCAGTTCCTGAACTTCCATTTCCAGTATATATCTTTGTCTGATGATGAAGTTCTGGATTATCTAGATCTGCGTACGACATTATCCATTTTCTCCTAAATTTTTTGAACAAATGGCCAAATAGCCCGATGGCACAGAATATTCAAAGTTTCCGAAACCATTTTCATCACTGTTTCCTGATGATATACTATAAGCTGGATTACCAAAATTAAATTTATAATACGTCGCATTTGAAGCATTAGTAACTGCTGGAAATAAAAATTTACTTAAATCTGTTGCGTCTAATGTGGCTAATGCACCTGTTCCTGTTGCACCTGAAGTTGGATCACCCGATGTATAAAAAGTTCCATTACGACCTGCATAAAATTTTCCATTATCTAAATCTAAAGCAAATATCATGGTATCTCCATCTGCCATCGCTGTTGCACCTGATATATTCGATTCAGAATTAGCATGTCCTATTCTCCAACCTGGACCCCCACCTGCTTGATAAATTATAGCCCAACTCTCTTCATCTTGATCTAAATATGAAGCAGAATAAGCATAGTCATGTGTAATAAAACCTATTGTTCTTGGGTAGTAAGCATTACTTGATGTTCCATTCCAAACTATTTGTGCTTCCCAATACCATTTTCCTGCACCTTTTAATCCAATTGTTGAAGATGCAGTGGCGTAGTTATCATGTGAGTCAGGAATAACAATAGTATTACCTTCTGAATAAGTTTGGTTATCTGTTCTATTTGTTTCAAGAATTAAAGGATTTAATGTTATAAAATTATTAGTGCAAGTATCAGTCGTCTGATCTATGCTTGTTAAGTTACTAACTGCAAAATGGTGATCATTACCTGATGTGTCAGCACCTAAACCACTACTATTTTGACTTGTGCCTGATTGTTTGAATTCTAAATAGAATCCATTCGTACCAAACGTTAATCCTGATACATCTTTTGGTTTCCATATTCTAGGACTATCGTCATCAAATTCTCCAAATGATGATGGTGTTAAAGCCTGACCATCAATAAATACTACTTCTGCAAAATAACAACTACATTTTTCATAAGAACCAAGTTGAGTGCCAATATAATGAGCAACATCTTCATTCATAGTGCTTTGATAATCTTCGGCTGGAATTGTGTTAGTGCTAAAATCAGTCACTTGCACTCCATTAATATAGAATTTTTCTCTATTTGAAGCAGTTGATTGTGTTGTGTCTATGTGCCATACGACATGCATCCAACTTGAGACATCCCTAAATTTTTGTGTAGTTTGTTTTTCAGTAGTAGTAGCAGCACTATCAACATGAGCAATATAAATAGTATCATCTGAATTAAATTGTATTCTTGTATAATTTTGATTATTTGTTCCAGCAGAAAAAAAATTTTGTATTCTACCTAACTCTGATCTTTTAATCCAAATACTGAATGTCCAAGTTTTTCTATTTCCAGAACTACTAGGTGTTCTACTTAAAGAATCAGAATTTCCATCTTCAAATCTTATTGAATTATCGACATCATAACCAGTGTCGCTAACTGAATTTGCTCCAAGAATAGTAGGCATTAACTCTCCAATCTTGGTAGTTCACCTAATGGTCTTGTAACTGAACCATCCTCTTGTTTTGTGTATGTGTGTAAAGTTTCAAGTGCTGGTGTATCTGCAGCATTTGTAATAGCTGTTTCCATCTCAGCTGCTTTAGTTCTAACAGCTGCCCTATGAGTTGTAATAGACGATGGCACTGCTGTACCTGCATCTGCTTTTCTAATTACATACCAATCTGTATCCTGTAATATTTGTGCAGCTTGTCCTTTTATATTTTTAATTAAAACTGTTTTTAATCCTTCAACTGCAACATCACCTACATCTTTACCCTCAGGTATTTTACCATCTGTTTTATCTTGAGATGTCCATAAAGTATCTGCGTGTGCTTTAGCTGTAGCTGTGCCCCATGATCTAGTTACTTTACCACTTCCAAATGAAATAGATTCATTAGTATTAACATACCATTTTTCATCTTTAAAATTTGTATCATCTGTTTCAACTTCATAAATACCTATTGCTTCTTTTTCAGATTTAGTCCATTTATAAAATATATCAGCTGGATACTGAATATTATTCAGTACAAATCCTTTAGGATTATTAAATATTCTTGTGATAGATCCTGATTCTACTAATGCGTACATATTATGATAAAGTTAGATTTAGATTTCTTCCGACTTCTAAAAATTTTGAGCCGTTATACCTAAATACAAACAAGTCCCCTTTCGATGCAGTTGTGGTTAATGTTGGTGCTGTATCTGCTGTAAATTCATACGCAGCGTTAAAAGATAGTGTTCTTGATCCTGTACCATCTTGAATTACTAATATTGAAACAAATTGACCAGCGACAGCGTTTGATCCAGCTCCTAAAGTTCTATTAGCACCTAAAGTTACTTTAGCAACTGGTGATGTAGACACATCCCAAGAAATAGTTGAAGCATCTGTTAAAGTTGCTTCTGCATTGTACGCTGCACCCCCAAAAATAGCTGATCCAGCTGCAGACATATCTAAAGTTAATGCTGTAACAGCAGCGCCACCATCATCACCTTTAAATACAATATCTTTGTCCTGTACACCTGCAGTTACTACAGCGTCACTAGAACTATTTGTAAATGATAATATTGTTGTGCCACCATCTTTAATATTAACATCAGCACCATCAGCATCTAAATTAATATCAGCTGCAGCGTCTATTGTTAAATTATTTGCACTAATAGTCATATCAGTGCCATCACCTTCAATTTTTTCTGAGTCTCCACCAAAAACTATTCCAACATTATTTGGAATATGTACATCTGATGTAGCTG